TTAGATGCATTGTTATCACCACCTGCCACAGACCTCTTGTAATCTAACTTGTCAATAAGTTTCTTTAGATTGTCTACATTAAATACTAATGTGCAAAAAACATCATCACCTATGCACAGATTATGAAACCAATAGTCTGCCTCAGTAGCATTTATACCACTAGGTTTACCATAAGATTCATACTCAATAGCTATGTTGCCTGTTCGTTGCCACATATCTCTTTCACTTTTGACTTCAATCTTTTTGTCCTGCAACATATCTGCTACATACTTCTCTCTGACCTGTCCATATTTTAGGTCAAGGTCAAACTTCTTTCTGTCTTGTGTTGATGGTTCTATTGTATTCACTTAACTAGCCTCTATATCCACAATCTCACATACACCTGCAGTACAGGCAAGTTCCTTGCTACCATTTGTTGTATCTTCTTTTTCAAAGTCTTTCAACTTATTCCAATCTATATTAGTTGGCATGGCTTTTGCAAGTGTTTCATATTCTTTCTCATCTATGTCTTGATAAGGAGCTTGTTTATATGTATGTTCACTAAAAGGTAAAAAGGATATGCCTGATACCTCATCAAAGTTTTTGAATACCCACGCACCCACTTCCATCCACTCATGTTCTTTAACAGAAACAGTAATAGATGGCTTGTGTTCACACCAATGTCTTTGGAACATTAACCAATAATCTAACTGCTCAATAGCAGTCATGGCAGTTCGTGTGATTGCACCTGTGGGTGATTTCATGGGGAAACTAAATACTGCAACACTATCAGGTTTCATAACATCAGGCTCTACAGGTATACCCATCTCTTTCATAAACTGTGTAAGTGGGTCTTTGATATCGCCTCTGACAGTTCTAACATAGTAGTCATTGTGTCTTGCATGAATACCTGATGCACTATCTACTAACTGTGATACAGTTCCTGATGGCTTGATGCAGGTGATTGCAGTTGACTGTGGTATACCTAAATCTTTTGCAATCTTCTTGTTTGTGTTAATAGCAACTTCTTTTAATTCTAGTAACATTCTCTGTATAGATTCCTTTGTGCCATTGTTTAAAAGATAACAGTCTAGTATACCTGTTAGTGATACACCTAATAATCTCTCTTCCTCTGTGTTATCCTTCCACACTCTTCTAAGATATTTAAAATCTGTAAGTGTAGATTGAAATGTGCCAAGTATAGTAGCAAGTCTAACCTTTTCCTTTAGTGTATCTAAATGGTCTGCCTCTCTACACACAACTTCTGTAAGATTACAAAACTGATAAGGTCTAAGTATAATCTCACTACAAGGATTACATCCAAATGCATAGTCAACTTTTCTTCTTCCGTTTTCCTGCACTTTAGACTTGGCAGACTTACGATTAAATATGCCACGTTCTCCTGACTTAGATTCATATAAGGCTAACCATTCTCTCATAAATGTACCCATATCAGGCTTACCCTTGTATGCCACAGAGTTATTTGCTAATGCTCTATGCCCTTCATTCTCCCACCATGAGCCTGACTTTGCGTGTCTCATTTGGTCATCATTAAGATTGGATAGTGATATAAGAGCAGAACGTCTCACACCACCAACAACAACAACTTCACCAATCTTACACATAATATCATGACACTCAATAGGATATAGTCTTCTACCTGCTGCCTTTTTAAATATAGCTATGCAGAAGTTATATAAGTCAACTAAAGGTTGAGGACCTGATGCTCTACCACCAAATGTTTTTAGTCTTGCACCTGCAGGTCTAACTTGTGATACATCAAGGGATGGTATTTGTCCTACATACAACATAGCAATAAGTTCTCTCAATGCCTTTGCCCACTCAGGTCTGCTATCACCTACCTTGATAACTGTTGTGCTATTCTCAAAGTGTTCATTAACAATAGGTAACTTATCTACATTTTCTCTTTCAACAGAAAACCCAACACCTGTGCCACACATAAGTATATAAAGTGTCTCATCAAAAGCTCTAGGTGTATCTACTGCAACATAACTACAATTAAAACCTGCAACATTATCACGCTCTAGTGCTTTACCTGCTGACATCAATGCTCTCATACTGGGCATCACTTCTAATCTAAGTACGGCTTCTTCTAAACGTGGTCTATCTTTACTGATGTCTGTTTTGTGATTGTCCATTAAATGACTTTGCATAAAGTCAAAGTATCTTGCGACTGTCTCTTGCCAGTTCTCTCTTCTTCCTAAGTCTTCATTCCATCTTGCGTATCTGCTAAGATGTATGAACTCTTGATATGTTGTTGGTAATTTAATTTGTTTCATGTTGCTCCTTTGTTAATATCTCTTTTAGTTTATTCTCGTACCAATCTGCTTTATCTAAATCTTGTACTCCATTCTTGTATCTAAATCTCCATCGATACTTGAGTGAGTTTCCTCTTAGATAACCAATAAATTCTTCGTGTGTTAGCATTGCTTCGATGGCTTCAATGCATTCTATGTTACCGTTGTTGTAATGTGGTGGATGATTGACTACATCTTCATCTATTTCTTTATGTGCATATTTCATTAACTCATCTAATGGTATGCCATTTAATTTTATATCTACTTCTGACATGATTACTTATCCTCCTTCCAACTATCAGGTAAACTTTCTCTGCTGAACCATCTAAATCCATTCTTCTCTGCCCACTCAGCATGACTTCTTTTTGTTCCGTCAGTTCTCATCTTTGCATTAGGCATAGGTGCTGATGGATTAGAAAATAGAAATACTAATTCACATTCTTCAGGTAATACTTCTTTGATCCATTTGTATTTATTATATTCAGCATAATCCCAAAACCTACCTTTTGCTTCTAAGTATATAACTTTGTTTTCTAAGATGCGAATAAAATCAGGATGATATTTATGTGGGATTGAATACTCAATGATACCATTGTGATGTTCCCAATGTTGTAGTTCTTCTTGGTGTAAGTCATACTCCCATTTAGAATCATAACCTTTGGGTAATCCTTTTTCAATTGGTCTTTTCTTTCTTGGCTTTCTTTTTGGCATCAGTGTACTGTCTCATCTGTTGGCATATCCATACCAAGTTCTCTTAGGTTTATTTCGTTCTCTAATAAATCAATTAACTTTGTTAGTAATACTGTATCTATTTCTTGAAGTTCTGCTCCTGAAAAAAGAACACCTCCAATTGCGATAATCAATTCATCTAAAGGAATATCATTGACATCTATTTCTAAAGTGTCTTTTGTTTTGTCATTTGTCATATTCATAAGTCGTATATATTATTTTGTATTGTATCGAATGCTCTTTGTTCTCTGTCTAAATCTTTTTGTAGTTGCTCAAAGGTTAGATCAGGGTTTCGCTTAACTCTTTTATAAATCCATTTAAGCGAATAGGCACTGAGTAAAAACTTTCTGTTTGCATATATGTGTGTCTGATCAGAAAGATACGACTCAATGTTATCAACGTTAATTTCTTTTCCGTCTTCTTCATTTGGAAGTATGTTGCGCAACCAATCAACTAATATCTGTTTACCTTTTAGTCTTAGTCTCTTAGCCTTTTTGCCATTCATCTGTTATCTCTTGTACTCTTGGTTGCTTTACTACTGTCGTAAAAAACTCTAGGTTTTTCGCATACTTAAATACTCTCAAACCTTTTCCGTTGTTTGAATCTTTATGACAGGTGAATTTATGACGGCAGTAGATGCACTGTTTAGGAAGCTTCATGTTCCCTGATTTACCGTCAGGTATAGGATTATAGCACATACTAGGCGGATTGTCAAGCTTTAATTGCTTTTTAAGTTTAGATATTCTATATTTAATATTAGGCTTGTCAATCTCTTCAGGTATAAGGAGAGCAAGTTCACCATTCTCTTTGTTGATTGCTAAGAATCCTCCACCTTTTGTTCCTTCGCTTTCTTCATATCCTGCAAGCTGTGCCATGTAACCAAACGGATCATCTTCAGGTAGTGTTCCGTTCTTAAACTTCTTGAATGCATAACCTGAAGTAGACTTCACATCTATTACTTGTCCGTCAATAATACAATCCATATGTCCAAGCACACCTGATACCTTAACTTCTTTTTGTTCTCCTGTTACATCGTGTCCTGCTAGACGTACCAACATGAGTACAACTTCTTCTAAGATATGTCCGTAAAGAAACTTAATCATGGTTGGCGCACTAACAGGTAGTGGTTCTTCTTCTGATTTAAGATCAAACCATAACTGTCTGTCAGGTTTACCTACGTTTGACATTCTTAAAGTAGGCTTATCTCTTTCATATGGTTTAGCCCAATCAAGTAGAATTTTTTTCATTGCATTACCAAATGCTTCAGCATCTTCCTCTGATATATCAAGTGGTGTTCCGTTTACTAGACCATCTAACTTTTCGTAGATGTCAGGTACAAGTGTGTTTAGTTTTTTCATATTGTTACTGGTAGTCCTTCTATAATTTGTTGAGCAGTTTCTCTATCAGTCTTAAACCATTCTCCGTTATGTTCTTTAACAATCTTTTTAAGTTCTCTCATAACTTTTGTTTCTGCTTTTCTTCTATCGTCAAATCTTCTTGAGTATAGTAAACGATAGTCTCTATGTGGACTGCTTGTTTGATAACCATTACATCTATCTTCTGCATCAACAGCCATTCCAATCTTGAGCCATCCATCAAAAGAAGGATTAGCTATTATATATACATAACCTTCTGTGCTTGTTTCGTACCCTTTCAAAGATGAAAAAGCTGCGCCTTCAAATGTTTTATATCTTCCTGCCTTGTATAAAGGATGAGACTTTGGTACATATTTTCCATTAACAAACATTCGTGTATTGTTTTTCTTTTCGTGAGAAGCTACTCTTCTTCTTCCGTCTGCTTGTCCAACGTACCACCATTCACCATCTTCAAATCTTATGTTTTTTGTTTTAGTGTGTTTCACTCCAATTATCTCCTATTTTATATTCGGCATCTAAAGGACACCTCATGTTATAATAATCTCCTGCGTCTTCAATTGCTTTGACTGCAAGAGTACCAAAAGTTTCTGCATGTTCGTTACTTACTTCTACTTGCCACTCGTCATGTATGTTAGCAACAAACTGATAATCTAAATTATTCTTGGTTGCTTCTTTGTCTAGCATAATCAATGCTCTCTTCATTACGATAGCACCACCACCTTGTAGTAAACTATTTAAAGAAGCATGTGTATTTCTAATAAATATTCTTCTACCGTCTAGTCCTTTGAGATAACCTTTCGTTGATGCTTTTGTAACTCTCTCTCTAAGTCTCCTAAATGAAGGTTGATTAGCAAAGAAACGTTCCTTAAGTCTAGCTCCATCTTCTTTGCTTCCTCCAACCACTTGTCCAATCTTTGCATCTCCTGCTCCGTACAAGAGTGCATAGATGAATGTCTTTGCCTGATCTCTTGATTGAAGTCCTGCAGTTCTTTGATTCCTCGTGTGGATATCTCCGTTAATAATTTCATTTGTAAACTCCTTGTCTTTCATATAATGTGCAAGCATCCTCAACTCTAATCCAGAAGCATCGATGCCTACTAACTTGTTTCCTTTTTTAACTGTCCAACATTCTCTACACTCTTTCCCGTAAGGGCTTTTGATTGATGGTACTTGAGCCATGTTAGGCTTTCTATGTGTCATTCTTCCAGTGATCGTACCATTAGGTATAACGAAACCATGTACTCTTCCGTCATCTTCTAAAGCGTTGATCCAAGATTCAATCTGAGCAATGCGTTTCTGTAGAAGTAAATACTCTGCTATGAGTATTGCTTCAGGTATGTTAGTGATCTTTGATAATGTTCTTTCGTCTACGACAGGATGACCAGTCGGTGTAAGCTTCTTAGGTTTCCATCCAAAGTCTTGAAGGTAAGCACCTATCTGTTGTCTTGATCCTAAGTTAAAAGGTATCTCGTATGTACGAATAACGAAAGGCTCTCCGTCTACTAACTGTTGTAGCTCATCGTCAAGAAGTTTTGTTTTCTTCTTTGTTGTTTCGTTCTGTGCCATACGACCTAACTTACCACTCTTTAAAATAATAGGTGTCAGTTTTTCTTTCATTACTTTAGGCTTGAATGTTTCGTGTACTTCTTCTTCTACATCATTCATTCTTTTGTAAAGACTAGCTAAAAGATTCTCTGCTCTTGGTTGATCAAACTCGAAACCACTATGCTCTTGATCTTTTAATATTAAACTCACTCCTTGTTCTAACTTCACGCTTTCTTTTGAGAAACCTTTTGACTCTTCTACCAACCTATGATAGACCTGAGTATTTAATATAACATCTTGAACACAGTAGTCCATCATCTCTTTAGAATATTCTGAGTAGTCATCGAACTCAATCTTCTTACAGTTCAATCTATATCCCCACATCTCAAGGCTATGTCCTCCTTCTCGTACTGGATTAAATAAACGAGACAGCACCAAAGTATCTACAAGTTTCTTTTTACTTAGGTCAACACCTGTAAGTTTTTTAATCACAGGAATATCAAACCCTATGATGTTATGTCCTACAAGTCTATCTGCTGACTGAAGAAACTCAAGACCTGACTCTAACTGGTGAGGAGCAAACCGATATAGTTTGTTAGAATCAAGATCTTGAGCCACGATGCACCACAATTTTGTGGCTTTCAAGTCGTCTGTTTCTATGTCAAATACTAAACTAAGCATAGTCATCAAACTCTATGTCATTACCATCGTCTTCATAATCTTCCATTGGGATCTCATTTAAACGACCTGTATCTCTGTCGTATAAAAGTTTACAAGCAAGTCCTACATCACCTGTGTACCTAGACTTCAAGACTCTTAACTGTGTAGTATTAGACTCTTGTTCGTCTTCTGCTTGTTGGTTTCGTTCTAGTGCAATCACACAGTCACTTAGCTGTGCAATAGATTGACTGCCTCTTAAATGACTGAGACTTACTTGCACTCCGTTCTCGTGTCCTTTGTTACCATCGACTCTTCTCAAATGAGAAACAAGCAACATGCCTGCACCTGTCTCTTCACAGATTGATCTAAGCTTAGTCATTATCGCATCGATTGCTCTACGTTCATCTCCTTCGTACATAGCACTAACCAGCATGTGAAGATGATCAACAACAATCCACTTACAACCACAGCCTACGATCATATATCTAATCTTAGAGAATATATCTTCGATAGAGTTCGTACCAAAGTGCGCATGAATCCATACACGATTCTCATTATTGCCATTGTAAAGTATATCAAAGTAATTATCTATTTCTTCTTTAGATAACTGATCTAGTTCTTGGTCAATATATAATCTTTTGTTTGCTTCGATAGATAGAATACCACTTATGGTTCTGTTAGGATCTTCTTCCAATGCAATGATACCTACATTATCTTCTGTGTTTTTAATAAGCCAGTGTTCTAGTTCTCTTGTGACACTAGATTTACCCAAGCCTGTACCACCTGTAAAGGTGACAAGTTCTCCTTGTCTCAAACCATATAGTTTTCTATTCAATCCTTCATAAGGATAAGGAACACTCTTCTTCTTTTCTCTTGTCAAGAACTTCTCTTTGTATTCAGAAACATTGATGACTCCTGCTGGAGTATATGTCTTAGCTGACCACCATGCTTGGCTGAATGCGTTTGCTTTGTTTGCGACAAGCATATCATTCGGATCATTAAACTGATCAGGCAGTTTCATTATCTTAGCTTTGCTTGGAGTAAATAGTCTAGCAACTTTCTTTGATGCTTCTCTTCCTGCCTTGTCATTATCAAAACAAATGACAATGTTATCAAAGGATTCTAAAAACTCTAAGCTTTCTTTGACATCTTTGACTGCGCCTGAAGCACCCCGTTTGATAGATACGACTGCCCATTTTGATCCAAGCATTTCGTAACTTGCCATTGCATCACACTCACCTTCAACAAGAGTGACGTACTTGCCTCCACCACTGAAGAGTTGCTCTCCGAACAAACCTGTCTCAGATGTAGAACCTGTCCAGTTAAAGTTCTTTGATACTCCATCTCTGCTTTTGTATCTGACTTTGGTAGCAACCATCTGATTGCCTGCATAATAAGGATAGATGTGATCACCAGTTGCTTCAACAACCTTGACTCCGTACTTCATGGCTGTTGCTTTAGATATGTTTCGGTCTTGTAAGTCTGTGAATATTCCGTTGGAAGGAACACTTAGTTTGTTTCTGTGATCTTCTATCTTAGATACAGTTGGAGATACTTCTACTCCGTTTGATTCGCAAGCTTTGTCATAGTCAGGAAAGAAAGTTCCGCAACTAAAACACTTTGCTGATCCATCTTTGTTGCTTGCTACTGGATCAGATCCACCACACTCAGGACAAGGTAGTTTGTATTTATCCCAGTTTGATTCGTTGTGATCTGTCATCATTTGTTTTGCTCCTTCTCGTTTTTAAAACTTGTGGTAGTTTTGTTATGCAGATCTACCAAACTGCTAGATATATTGTAAGGTGTTGTATATGGATTGTTCCTTTAAACCCCATCCCTATTACTAGAGTGCCTTACTATATTTATCAGTCCTCTTCAGGAGGAAAAGCATCTGTCTCTTCGATGTCAACTTCAGGCAGTGCTACTTCACCTGAAGGTAATTCAACATCTTCACCATCGTTGTTGACTATATCTACGATTCGACTAGAAAAGAAATTGATACCTGCTTGTATTTCTTCTAAGTCAAGAGTCAAGTTTGCTTTCTTCTGATTGAGTCTTTGAAGTCTACCAAAGATAGCTTGACCTTCTTCAGGTAGCTCGTCTACAGATATCTGTACTCCATCAATCTCGATGTAAGGTACATTCTGATTTACTTCTTCATTCATTTTTATATTACCTCTCTTAATTTAAAATTCGTCATCGTCAAAGTCGTTCTCACCGCCACCTGTATATTCAACAAGGTCAATGATCTTTACCTTTACTAAATCAAGTCCTTTAAACTGACCATAAGTATTATCGACTTCCCATTCTCTGTACTTAACTAACACTCTCGAACCATTACCTACAGTCAGGTCAACTTGTTCTCCGTTAGCATCGTATAGTTTAGGTTTAACATTAGGTGTTCCGTCTTTACGACTCACCTTTCTTTTAATAGATACTGCTCTGCCTTCATAGGCTGTAGAAGTCTTTGTACTTCCATCTCTTTTTTTGGCAGTTCCATTAATGGTAGGGAATCCTTTTTGCTCAAAGGCATCTGCTGTCTCGTCATCAACCACCAACTCTAATTGATAGACTGGCTCAAAGGTTGTACTCGGAACAGTGATGTTAGCCCAGTAAGCAATTCCCTCAACTGTTTGTATTGTGTTGTTCATAATATATTGTTTTACCTCATTGTTGTTAGATTAAACTTGACAGGCATTATACCACATCTTGTCATAGATGTCAAGTCTTTTTTTTCGTTCTGGATAATAGGGAGTAAAGAAAAGTGCGCTGGTTTTTTTCGATCCATTAGAAAAACCAACTAAAAAAACTAATCTGTTCTGGACAGAACGGAACTCACCTCGTAGTTGTTGAATCAAACCACAAAAAGAAAAAGTGTGGGCAAGATTCCGTTGGGTCTTATTGTTTTTTACTTTTATATTATCCATCTGTTAGTATAAGTCTTTATTAAGTTCTTGTCAAGTATTATTTTTTAGTAGTCCACCAATTAGGCTTGGCTCTTCCTTGTTCCCATTTAGCATAGTGCTTTTCGTTGATACAGTAGTTGCGATAAGCTTTAATAGGATCATCGTCTTTGTATTTGTCAGGCATAGCTTGCGCTACTGGTGTCATCTTTGGATTAGGATCTATGTTGTCAGGGTGTGGCTCTAAAGCATCTTTTAGTTTAGTAATACTACCATGCTCTCTACCATATCTATATTTATATTCTTCTCCTAATGCAATGAAGTGTTTGTATAGCCATGCATAGTTA